ATGACCGCCCCACGCCGCCCGAAGCCGACCGTCGCCGACCACGCCCAGGCGTCCGCCGAGCAGGTCCGCCAACGCCCCTGCCCCCGCTGCGGCGCCGACACCCTCACCGCCCGCACACCGGACCGCGTCGCCGCCGTCGAAGTCCGCGCCGACCCCACACCCCTCGACCCCGCCGCCGAGATCCTCGCCCGCCTCGCCGGACGGCTCACCTGGTGCCTCACCGACGGCGCCCACAGCCCGGCCCGCATCCGCTGGCGCGACCGCTGGCACATCGCAGCCGGCCACTGCACCCACACCGTCATCGCCGACCACCAATGCCCGGCCCACTACGTACAGGAGACCCTCGGATGACGCCTTCCACCCCGACCACCCGCGTCTGCGGCCTCGACCTCGCCATCGGCGCCACCGGGGTCTGCCTGCCCGACGGCACCACCCTCACGGTCAAGCCCAAGGGCCAAGGCGACGATCGGCTCACCGAGATCAGGGACCGGATCGCGGAGCTGATCACCGTGGAAGACCGCCTGGCCCGAGTCGTCGTGCTGGAGGACGTGCCCGCGAACATGAAAGGCGCCGCGGGGAAGGTCATCCCGATGCTTCACGGCGCGGTCCGCGCGATGCTCTCCGACTCCTGCGTGCCGTACGTCGTGATCCCGCCGTCCACGCTGAAGGCGTACGCCACCGGCAAGGGCAACGCGGATAAGACCGCCATGGCGATGGCCGCGTACAAGCGGGCCGGCATCGAGTTCGGCGACGACAACCAGTGCGACGCCTGGTGGTTGCGCGCGGCAGGCCTCGACCACTTGGGGCAGTCGGAGTTCGTGATGCCGACGGCGCACCGCGAACGGCTCGCGAAGGTGCAGTGGCCGCCGGCAGACGAGGGCGGGGCGGCATGACCGAGCAGGCCGCCGTCATCACCGGCATCCGCCCCGGGCTGAGCGCGCGCGGCCTCGACTACGGCCAGAACACCATCGCCGACTGGCTCTGCGCCTGCGGCCACCACGAACGAGCCACCGGCCGCCCCCGCGTCGAGCAGCTGCTCGCCCGCGTACGCGTCGGCCACTGCCCACACGCCCAAGGAGCCGCCACGTGACCGCCCGCCTGCGCTGCGCCCGCGGCCACTTCCTCCCCGCCACTGCCCGCCCAGCAGGTGACCCGCAGGACTCGGACGACACCTGCCGGTGCCCGCCATCGGCTCGCCGCAAGAAACGGCGCACCTCCTACCGACGCCGGCCAGGCAGCGACCTCTGGGGCCAGGGCCTCACCGTCCGCCAAGTGCACACGATGACCACCATCCCGCTGACCGGGAGCTACCTGTGAACCGCTTCCAGCACACGCTCGCCGCCCTCAACGTCCTCGCCTCCCTCGGTCTCGCCCACTGCGCCGTGATCAGCGACCAGAACGGGGCGCCGTCCTACACCGCGTTCTTCGCCCTGGCCTCTGTCTTGCTCCTCACCGCCAGCGCACTCCACGCCCGCCACCGCAAGCAACTGCGCGCCGCTCAATCCGTCCTCGATCGTCCCGCCCGACGGCCGCGCGTCGGTTCCGTCGAAGACGGCGTCGTGGCCGTCGCCCTGGCCGGCGCTTGCTGCGAACGCTGGTGGACCAGCGCTGGCGCCGAGCACGAACCGACCACCTGCATCCGGAAGGACACGAGCGCGTGACACAGCCCAGCCCCGACCGGGACATGGCCGAACTCGCCCGCGCCCGCAAGGCGCTGCACGACTGGCTCTACAAGGGCGTGACTGGATCACGCGTACACGAGCGTGTGGCTCAGCTGGTTGACGACCACCAGACGGCAGTGAAGGACGCGCATGCACACCAGCTTGCCGAACAGATCCGCGAGGCGGGCAGCCACCTGGGGCACAACACGAACCTGGCTTACCGCCGAGCCGCCGCCCTGATCGACAGCGCTGAGGGGGGCAAGTGACCCACTGTGGACTGTGCGAGCGGGACGCGGGCCTGGGGTACCTGTGCGAGCGTCACGCCCTCGCGCTCGCCGGGTGGCTTGAGCGGCTGCCCGCCCTGGCCGACGAACTGGTCGACTGCCTTGTGCCGCGCCGATCCGGATTCGGCGAGCTGGTGACGGCGCGCACGGCCGGCCCCCGGTCGCCGATCAACGAGGACGTCCTCGACCTGATGCAGAGCAACCACGTCGGCGAGGTCGTGCACTCGTGGCGCGTCGACGTGCAGCGCGAGCGCTGGCCACAGCACACGCCACCGCCCCCCGACGGGCTGGCAGCGGACTGCCGTTGGCTGGCCATGGAGTTGGAGTGGATCGCCGCCGAGTACCCGGCCGCCGGAGATCTGGCGCGCGAGGTGCGCGGCCTGGAGGGCGAACTCCGGTCCCTCGTAGGAGATCCGGTGCCCCGGCGCCAGCAGCTCGGGCTGTGCGTTGCGGTCACGGACGATCAGGGCACTGTGTGCGGTGCGGTCCTGTCCCGGCTCCCAGGGGAGAGCCTGCGATGCCGGAAGTGCCGCTGCGTCTATGGGAGCGAGCAGGACATGCTGCTGCTCCTGCACTACCAACCGAAGCAGACTGCGTAACTATCACACCCCCCTGTGATAGTCTTCGCGTTGTGACCGAAGAACCCTGGCGGGTCCGGTTCAGGCGTGAGGACGAGCTGGTGGAACAGCTCCAATCGCAACTGCTCGAAGCCGCCAAACGACGAGCCAAAGCGCTCGCCGAGGGCAAAGCCGAACTCGGCAGCGTCTACAAGGTCGCGAAGGAAGTCGGCAAGAGCTGGACCTCCGTCGACAACGCGATCAAGAAGTACCCGACAACCGAATAGAAGCGGGGCCGGACGACAGCTCCCGGGTGGTGGAACACCCGAGGCGCGCGCGCCGCCCGACCCCTCAGCCCACGAACGAGATCGGACCTCGTCATGGACCAGCAGAACCTTAGCGCGCCGTCGAGCGCGCAGGTCAGCCCCGCCCGCAGGCTCATCGCCGCAGGCTTCATCCGCCGCATCGCCGGACGCACCATCAGCGTGCGCGCCACCGAGGCCGGCGTCACCGGAACCATCAAGACGGCCCGCGTCGCCGAGCTGCACCGCCTGTGCCGCGAGGACTACACCAGCAGCGCCGACCGCCGCGCCCAGGACCACCGCGACGACGCCTTCCTCCTCGCCCGCGCCTCCGAGGCGGTGGCCGTGCGATGAGCGACTCCTACACCCCACTGTTCGATCCCGCGAGGGACGTCGCCTTCCTGCCCCTGCCGGTGGACCGCGAGCTGAAGATTGCCCGAGCGCTGCTCGCGGAGGTCGCCGGGAAGAACATCCACAGCAAAGACGAGATGATCCGCGCCGCAGTGGCCCTTGAGGGCCGCATGCGCTCCCTCGTCGCCGCCCTCGACGCCGAGCGGGGCGAGGGCCAGTGAAGCGTGACCCGCTGCTGTGGGCCGCCCTGGTCGCGGTCCTCGTCGTCCTCGCGTCCGCCGAGTACCAACTCGCCGTCGCGTGTGGCTTCGGAACGTACGTCGCCGCCGGAGTGCCGGCCGCACTGGACGTCTACGCCCTCGCCGCGCTCCGCGCCCGCCGCGACGTCCTCGCGGTCGTCGTCGTCCTCATCGCGGTGAACGCCGCCTCACACCTCGTCGAGGTCGGGCTGCTCCCCGTGAACGTCCAGCTCGTCGTCTCCGTCTCGGCCATCGCCCCACTCGTCCTGTGGCGCGTCCACCGGCTCAGCGAGGCCGCACCGGAACCGTCAGAGGCCGTGACGGCACTCTCGCCGGAACCGAGTTCCGCCCCGGCGGAACCGGTGGCGGAACTGCCGGAACCGGCACCGGAACTCCGGGTAGAACCAGCGGAACCGATCACCGTCGAAAGAGTCCCCGAGCCGGTCGACGCCCAGCCTTCCGGGCCCGTCCTCGGCCCCTGGACACCCGTGGCGGAACTGATGGGCGGAACCAGCGGAACAGCCTTCGACCTGCGGCTGCCCAACGGCTACCGGGCCGCCGGACCCCTCGGCGGAACCATGCCGGAACCGACACCGGAACCAGTTCCGCCCGTAGTTCCGCTCACCGGAACCGACAGCGGAACCGGCGCAGAGGACATCGAGGCCACCGACAGCCAGAACACCACCTTCGAAGCCCGCGTCGCCCTCGTCCGCACCTGGCTGATCACCGAACCGGACCTCACCGGAACCGAGATCGGAACCAAGTTCCGCGTCTCCGACGGATACGGCCGGCGCCTCCTGCGCACCGCACGAGGCGACACGTGATCGTCCCGGCCTGCTTCGCCGCCGCCGCTCTCCTCGCGCTGTTCGGCCTCTACGCCGTCGCGCTGCACGACGTCCCGAAGATCTCCGGGACCGTCGCCCTGATCATCACCCTGGCCGCGCTCGGCGTGGCCATGTACCGCTGAGGAACCACCCGTGAACTACGTAACGTACGGCGGCGTCACCGTCGGCCTCTGCCTCCTCATCCACCACCTCGTCACCTGGTACCCGGGCCGCAAGCCCCTGATGAAGGACCCCGTCAAGCACGCCGCCAAGCTGCTGCCGTTCCTCGCATCCTGGTCGTACGGCTGCCTCACCACGCTCGGCATCGGCGGGTTGATCGGCACCGCGTCCAGCAGCGTCCTCGGCCTGTCCAACTGGCTCGGCGACGCCGCCCTGTTCTGGGGCGTCGGCGAGCAGCCCGGCCAGCTCGCGGCCCGCGCCACGTTCGTACCGCTGTCCGGCCCCGGAGCGTGCCTGGTGCTGATCCTGACCGCCGGGTTCATCGCGGCCGTCAAGAAGGCCGGCGAAGAGCAGGCCAGCATCCTCAAGCGGGGCGCCTGGTGCGGCATCACCCTCGGCACCAGCGCGGGCGTCGCCGGATTCGCCGCGGTGCCCCTCGCACAGGCCGCGAACTGGCTCGGCGACACCGTCTACGCGGCCCTGTGATGGCGGCCAAGGAGAAGCCCGACGAGCCCTCGGATGAGCCGAGCCGGACGGCTGGCGCGTGCGTGCTGGTCGTCCTCGTAGGCGCAGTGACGGCCGTGGTGTTCGCTGTCTCGCCCACGGTCGGAGTGCTCGCCCTGTGGGCCGTCGGGATCCTGGCGCTCTGGCGTACGGCCCGCCGCCGCATGTCCGATTCGTCCGCCACTCCCCCACCGCAGGCAGACCGCCCCTCCTGCGACGAATGCGCAGGTCACGAACTCGTCAGCGTCGCCCCTCTCGAAGGCCAGAAGGGGATGTTGATCTACACGACAGCCGCACCCGGCCTGCCCAACTACACCCACATTCACATCGCCTCAGAGGTGAACGCACCATGATCCAACGCCTGTTGACCCGCGCCTACGACTACTGCTCGACCTGCGGCTGGTGGGTCAAGGACTGCGGCCACCCCCAGTAGCGCATCCTGGTGGGCATGGAGTCGCAGATGATCCGACCCGGCCACCTCACCGCACACCAGACCGCCCGCGTCCTCGGCATGAGCCTCGGCGCCCTCCGCAACCTCGTCTGGCGCGGCCAGCTCACCCGATCCGGCGGCAGCGCACGGCACCCGTACTACGCCGTCCCCGACGTCGCCGCCCTCGCCGCGAAACGGCAGGAACGCCAAGTTGCTTGACCGCAGGTCAGACACTGTGTGACGATCCGCGTGTACAACTGTGCCCCGAAACGGGCACCACAGACACCGAGGCCTCGCCCACCAGCGGGGCCTTTGTCGTACCCGGAGGCGCTCATGCCCGCCACGATCGAGGCGCCCCGGAGCGCCACCGAAGCCGCCCACCTGCTCGCCAAGACCGGCGCACACGTCCACCTCGTCAGCGACGGACACAGCACCTGCGTACGAGCCACCTGCGGACCGAAGCCCGTACTGATCCCCGCTGCGGTACGAGAGCACGCGCGCCTGTACCGCATCGCCCTGGGCTTCGAGATCCGCCGGATCTGACCAGACTCACGGCGGCGCCCCGGCGACCTGAACCCGGGACGCCCCCGTGCAAGCATCCGCCCCATGGAGGTAGTCCGTGGCGATCCCTACTGAGGACCAGGCACTCGACAACGCTGCGCGGTTGCTTGAGCGTGCCGAGATCGAACTGACCAACCTGCCTCTCATGGAGCGCTTGGAGGGGCTTGCTGACTCATGGCTCAGCGTGGCCCACCTGCTACATGAGCGTGAGCGCGCGTGACACGTAAGGCCTTGCAGGTCTGCCCAACTCCCGGATGCCCGACCCTCACCCCTCAGGGCAAGTGCCCGACGTGCGCGGCCAAGGCGAGGACCGCTCGGCCCAGCTCGCACAGCCAGGGCTACAACGCAGCATGGAGCAGCGCGAGTACCGAGTACCTGCGTGACCATCCGTGGTGCGAGTGCCCGCAGTGCGCGGCCCTGCCGATGCTTCAGCGTGACCTGGCGACCGAGGTCGACCACATCGACGGCCTCGGACCGCTCGGACCCCGAGGGTTCGATCCCACGAACTGGCAGGCCATGAGTAAGCGGCACCACTCCCGCAAGACCGCAGCGGAAACCTGGGGAACATGACGGTTGCTCACGGTGACCGGACCCAGGGGGGTACCCCCGGCTGGCCTGGGGGGACAGAGCGCGGGGGAGGGCGCTGAGGGGTGCGCCGGGTTCAGAGGGTCCCAGCTGTCACGCAAGGTGACGGCGTTCGAGGCTGCGCAACGCAGCGTTGAAGGAGTGATCGACATGCCCCGTGGAGGAGCGCGCGCGGTGTCCGGTCCGCCGCCGGACCCGAGGTCGCTGCGCAGTACGAAGGCCATGGACAAGGGCGGATGGCGGACGCTGCCCGCCGAGGGACGCGAGGCGCCGGCGCCCGAGTGGCCGCTGACGACCCCGGCTGACCGTGAGCTGGACCTGTGGGACGACCTGTGGGCGAAACCGCAGGCGGTGGCGTGGGAGGACATGGGCCAGGAGCTGGAGGTCGCGCTGTTCGTACGGACGCTGGCCGAGGCCGAGCGCGCGGACGCCCGCGTCGACGTGAAGAAGATGGTGCGCGGCTACCTCGACTCGCTCGGGCTGAGCGTGGCGGGCATGAACCGCAACCGGTGGAAGATCGCCCCGGCGATCGAGGAACCCGTCGAGGCGAACGAGGCCGAACAGGCTCCTGTCCGCCGTCCGTCGGCCCGTGACCGGCTGAGGGTCGTGCCCAATGGCGAAGGGACCTGACGCAGGGGCCGAGTTCGTCGTCGACTTCCCCACCCTCTGGATCGTCCCGGACTGGATCGAGGCGCACTGCCCGATCCCGGACGGCTTCCGCGTGGGCGAAGACCTCGTCCTGTACCCGTGGCAGTTGTGGTGCACGGTCAACCACTACCGGGTCAAGCCGACCGCCACTGTCGGGCAGCTGGCGCCGGCGTTCCACTACCGCCGTAGCCAGGTCGTCGCTCCGCAGAAGACGGGCAAGGGTCCGTGGTCGGCGACGATCGTTCTGGCCGAGGCGGCCGGGCCGGTGGTGTTCGACGGCTGGGCCAAGGGCGGCGAGCGGTACCGGTGTTCGGACCATGGCTGTGGCTGCGGCTGGTGGTACGACTACCGGCCGGGCGAGCCGATGGGCGTGCCGTGGCCGACTCCGCTGATCCAGCTGACGGCGACGTCCGAGGACCAGGTCGCCAACGTCTACCGGCCGTTGCAGTCGATGGTGAAGCGCGGCCCGTTGTCCGAGATCATGACGGTGGGCGAGGAGTTCACCCGCGTCGGGGACGACGGCCGTATCGACGTGGTGACGTCGAGCGCTCAGTCCCGACTCGGCAACCCGATCATCTTCGCGATGCAGGACGAGACCGGCCTGTACAACGCGGCGAACAAGCTGCGCCGGGTGGCGGAGACGCAGCGGCGTGGCGCGGCCGGCATGGGCGGCCGGTCGATGGAGACGACGAACGGGTGGGACCCGTCGGAGAAGTCGGTCGCGCAGACGACGTCCGAGGCCAAGGCCAAGGACATCTTCCGGTACCACCCGCAGGCTCCGAAGTCGCTGTCGTACAAGGACAAGCGGCAGCGCCGGAAGATCCACGCCGTCGTCTACGCGGGATCCTCGCACGTGGATCTCGACGCGATCGAGGCCGAGGCCGCCGAGATCATGGAGCTGGACGAGGCGCAGGCCGAACGGTTCTTCGGCAACCGGTGCGTGGCAGGGTCGGCGGCCTGGCTGGACGGCGCGAAGTGGGCGGCCAAGGCGAAACCGCGCAGAGTGCGCCCGGGGACGCGCATCGTGCTGGGCTTCGACGGCTCGGATGTCGACGACTGGACGGCGATCCGCGCCGAGACGATGGACGGCTACCAGTTCACCCCGAAGTACGGGCCGAACGACGAGCCGACCATCTGGAACCCCGCGGACTACGGAGGCCAGGTGCCGCGCGCGGAGGTGCGCGCGGCGATGGACCAGATCTTCCGCCGGTACGACGTGGTCCGCGCGTACATGGACCCGCCGTACTGGGAGACGGAGATCGACGAGTTCGTCGACCTCTACGGCGAGGAGCGTGTGATCCGCTGGCACACGCGCCGCATCGTGCAGATGCACTCGGCGTGCGAGCGGCTGCGCACCGACGTGCTGAAGCGCAACAGCCCCGGGGCTGCGTTCACGCACGACGGCTGCCCGATCACGCAGTCGCACATCGAGAACACCCGGGCGGCGGCGCGGCCGATGGACCGCTACGTGCTCCGCAAAGCCAGCCCCGCCCAGAAGATCGACGCGACCATCCCGAGCACCATCGTCCACGAGGCTCTCGGCGACGTCATCGCGGCCGGCCTGGCCGAGGCCGAGGTGTCCTACTACTACGGCAAGTGAGGAGGGCCCGATGGCTACGGAGGCGCAGGCTCTCCAACTGGTCGCGCTGCTGGAGAACGAGCTGATCCGGCGGCGCGGCCCGATCGACCGGTACAACGACTACTACCGGGGCAAGCACCCGCTGAGGTTCGCGTCGGCCGAGTTCGCCAAGTTCCACGGCGAGCGCTACCGCGACTTCTCCGACAACTGGGTGCAGGTGGTCGCCGACTCCCCGGTCGAGCGGCTCACCGTGACCGGGTTCGTCGCCGACGGGGACACGTCGGCGGACAAAGAGCTGTGGAACGTGTGGCAGGTCAACGGGCTCGACGCCGATTCCCAGCTCGGGTTCCTCGGCGCGGTCACCGGCGCCCGCTGCTTCGTCCTGGTGTGGGGCGACCCCGACGACCCGGACATGCCGTGCGTGACGTTCGAGGACGCCTCACAGTGCATCGTCGCGTACGAGCCCGGTTCGCGCCGGCTGCGGCGGGCCGCGCTGAAGCGGTGGCAGGACGGCAACATGGACTTCGCCACCCTCTACCTCAAGCACGAGGTGTGGAAGTTCGAGCGGCCGTTGCAGCAGCAGGACAAGTCTCCGCAGATGGCCGACGTCGACGAGGCGATGAAGCTGTGGCTGCCCGAGGGTGAGCAGCGCCGCCGCCGTACGTGGGAGCCGAGGGATGCGGAACTGCTCGGCGAGCCGAACCCGCAGCCCAACCCCATGGGCGTCGTGCCGATGGTGGAACTCCCGAACAAGCCGATGCTGGTCGAGGACCCGATCTCCGACGTCGCCGGGGTGGTGGCGATGCAGGACGCGATCAACCTGATCTGGGCGCAGCTGTTCACCGCCTCCGACGCGGCGTCGTTCCCGCAGCGCGTGATCATGGGTGCCGAGCGGCCGATGCTCCCGAAGCTCAACAGCGCGGGCGAGATCGTCGGGAAGACGCCCGTCGACCTGGACAAGTTCCAGGTGGACCGGGTCGCGTGGATCACCGGCAAGGATGCGCGGATCGCCGAGTGGTCGGCGGCCAACCTGACCATGTACACCGGCATCATTGAGGTCGCCGTGGGCCACCTCGCCGCGCAGACGCGGACCCCGCAGCACTACCTCATCGGGAAGATGGCCAACCTCGCCGAGGGCGCGCTGCTCGCCGCCGAGACCGGCCTGGTGAAGCGGTGCGACGAGAAGACGCTCTGGTACGGGCAGGGCCTGCGCGAGATGGCCCGGCTGATCGCCCTGGCCAAAGGCGAGGACAAGAAGGCCGCCGCGCTGCGCTCGGGCCGCGTGCTGTGGGCGGAAACCGAGTCCCGCTCACATGCGCAGATGGCGGACGCACTGCTGAAACTCAAGCAGCTGGGCTTCCCGTTCGAGTGGCTGGCCTTGCGTTATGGCCTCACCCCGACCGAGGTCGCCGCGGTGGTGGCGCTGCGGGAGCGGGAGATGGAGATGGACCCGGTCTCGGAGATCACCCGACAGCTGACCGGAACCGCGGGCCCCGCCCCGCAGCCGACTCCGGGCCCGGACGACGGCGCCGAGGACGAGGTGGATGAGGGGGCAGCAGAGTGAGCCCCTCACCGGTGGCGGTCGCGCACGCCACCGCGCGGCTGCGCCTGGCCCTGGCCGCCGCCCGGGCCGCACGTCTGGCGTGGCGCCAGGTCGACCGCAACGCGCCCGGCCCCTCATGGCTCACCGCTCTCGGGCCTGTCATCGCCGCGGTTGCCGGCGCGCAGCTGGCCGCCGCACGGGGCACGGACCCGTGGCTCGCCGCTCTCCTCGGCAACGACCCGGACCAGGCCGACTCGGACCGGCTAAACCCGGCCGCGCTCACGGGGGTGACCGGCGACGGCACGCCCCTCGTCACCGCATTGCAGGTCCCCGTGTGGACGGCGCTGCAACTGGTGACCCGGGGCATGCCGGTGTTGCAGGCGATGGCGCGCGGACAGGCGCTGCTGGACCTGGTGGTGCGTACCGCCGTGGCGGATGCCGGGCGGGCCGCGGACTCGGTGGGCATGATGGCCCGGCCTGCGGTGACCTCGTACGTGCGGGTCGTGGAGTCCGGTGCGTGCTCGCGGTGCGTGGTCCTGGCGGGCCGTGAGTACAGCGTGAGCACCGGGTTCGCCCGGCATCCGCGCTGCCACTGCGGCATGGAACCGGTCACCCGCGAGCACCGGCCGACACCGACCAACCCGCAGGCCGCCTACGACGCGATGTCCGACGCGGAGCGCAGGCGGACGTTCGGCGAGGCGGCCGTGAAGGCGATCGACGCCGGCGCCGACATCGGGTTCGTCGTCAACGCGCGGCGCGGCATGGCCACCGCGACCGCGTTCGGGCGCACCGTCCAGGCCACCAGCGAGCAGACCCGGCGCGGCACGTTCCGTCGCCGCGAGTTCGAGCGGCTGCAAGCCGAGGGCGCCATCCCCTCGTCCCGCAGCATCCGCGGGTTCCGCCCCGAAGCGGCCCGGTTGATGCCCGAGGAGATCTTCCGGCAGGCCGATGACCGCGAGCACGCGGTCCGTCTGCTGCGCCGGTACGGCTACATCTTCTGACCCTGGCGGGCGCACAGTGCGCCGGCCGTTCAACCCCGCAATGGGAGCCCTGATGAACCGCAGCACGCTGCCCCGTCATGCCCGCGCGCACGCGCCCGGGTGGGCGCACCCCTATCCGGCCGGCCCGTTCTCGCCCGTCTTCTACCGCGATGGCGACACCGACGACAACGACGAAGGCGACGACCAGGACGACGAAGGCGACGACGACCAGGACGGCGACGGGTCGGACGACGACGGCCAGGACGACGGAGCCGGTGACACCGACGGCGACGACGACCAGGACGGCGCCGACGCGCTCGGCGACAAGGGCAAGCGGGCGCTGGCCTCCATGAAGGGCAAGTGGAAGAGCGAGCGCGAGAAGCGCAAGCAACTCGAAGACCAGCTCGCCCAGAAGGACGGCGCGGACGAGGCCGAGACTGTGCGCCGCAAGGCGGAGCAGGACGCCCTCGCCAAGGCGAACACCCGCATCCTGCGGGCCGAGGTGAAGGCCGCCGCCGTGGGCAAGCTCGCGGACCCGGCCGACGCCTTCAAGTTCCTCGACCTCGAACAGTTCGAGGTCGACGAGGACGGCAACGTCGACAGCGACGAGGTTGCCGACGCGATCGAAGAGCTGGTCAAGTCCAAGCCCTACCTGGCAGCCGCAACGGCGAAGAGGTTCCAGGGCACCGGCGACGGAGGAGCGGCGCGCAAGGCGTCCCGGCCGAAGCAGCTCACCAAGCACGACCTCAAGATCATGACCCCCGAGGCGATCGACCAGGCCCGTATCGACGGGCGGCTCGACGACCTCATGGGCGGCAAGTAGCCAGGAGGCTCACCCATGACCGTGCGGAACTTCGTTCCCGAGATCTGGAGTTCGCGGCTGCTCGTCGCGACCCGCAAGGAACTCATCTACGCCAGCCCGACCGTGGTCAACCGCGACTACGAGGGCGACATCGCCGAGGCGGGTGACACCGTCCGCATCACGTCGGTGTCCCGCCCGGCGGTCGGCACCTACGTGCCCGGCTCCACGACGATCACCCCGGAGAAGCTGACCACCGGCCAGCGCACCCTGTACGTCGACCAGTCGAAGTACTGGGCGTTCTCCATCGACGACGTCGACAAGAGGCAGGCCAAGTCCAACCTGATCCCGCAGGCGATGAGCGAGGCCGCCTACTCGCTCGCCGACACCATCGACCAGTACGTCGCCGGGCTGTACACACAGATCGCGGCGGCGAACTTCCTCAACGTGGTCGGCTCGCCGATCGACACGTACACCACGCCGACCGACGCCTACAACAAGGTGCTCGTGCCGCTGCGCACGAAGCTGACCAAGGCGAACGTGCCCAAGACCGGCCGGTACGTCATCGTGCCGCCGGAGTTCTACGCCTCTCTGCTCCAGGACGAGCGGTTCATCGCGGCCGACAAGGCCGGCACCGACCAGGGTCTGCGCAACGGGTTCGTCGGACGGGCGGCGAACTTCGACATCTACGAGTCGAACAACAACCCTGTCCCGACCGGCGACACCACGGTCGTGCAGGCCGGGGTGAAGGAGGCCGTCACCTTCGCCGAGCAGATCAACAAGACCGAGGCCTACCGCCCCGAGAACGGGTTCGAGGACGCGGTCAAGGGCCTGGCCCTGTACGGCGCGAAGGTGATCCGCCCCGACCACCTGGCCGCCGCGTTCATCAACCCTGCCCCCTGATCGGAGAGTCACAGCATGGCGACAACCCAGGTCCCGTACTCCAACCTCGTGCCCAACAGCAACCTGCTCCAGCCCGCGGGCACGGCGCTGGTGGCCGCGCCGACGAACGACATGCAGCTCGCGAACGCGTTTCCTGAGCTGACCGTTCTGCGGGTGTCGAACACCGACGACGACACCGCGCTGACGTTCACGGTGAAGGCGGGTGACCACCCGCCGGCGCTCGCCGCCGGGCAGGGTGACCTCGCCGTCAGCGTGGCGTTCGGCACGGTGCAGTTCATCGGCCCGTTCGAGTCCGGACGGTTCGTCCAGTCGGACGGTTCGATGATGTTCACCTCGTCGACCACGACCGGCACCGTCACCGCCCTCAAGGTCCCGAGGAACACCTGATGACCAAGGCGATTGAGACGATCTACGTACGCGGGGAAGGCGGGGCCGTCATCGCGATGGACCTGCCCCTCCCCGAGGCGATCCAGGAGCGCTTCGACCGAGGCCTGATCCAGCGCGTCAACGAGGACGGCTCCCCCTACGCCGTCGCACCGGCGCCCGTGCGGGCACCCGTTCCCGCCGAGGGCAGTGCGCTGACGGCAGGGCTGGTGCCGCGCCCGGGCGCGCGGGCGGGCAAGGACGACTGGGTTCTGTGGGCCATGGCCGTGCACGCCCTGCCCGAGGCGGACGCCCAGGCGATGACCAAGGCGCAGCTTCAGGAGCTGCCCGAACAGCCCACCGAGGGCGGGCCGCCCGCGCCCGGGGACGGCCGTCCGTCCGAGGACGCCCCGAAGGAAGAGTGGGTCGAGCACATCGTCAAGCGGGGGTTGCTCGCCCGCGAGGACGCCGAGGCGTACACCAGGGACGACCTCATCGACATGGTCAGCTGACCGGGCAAGGAGGCGACTGTGGCGCTTGCCCCGCTGGCGACGCTCGCCGACCTCGCCGCGCGCGGTCTGACCGTGGCCGCCGAGGAGGAGAGCGTCGCCGAGACGTATCTCGACGTCGCCTCGACCGCCGTGCGGGAAGCGGCCGGGGTGCCGATCTCGCAGACCACCTCGACGGTCTCCCTGGAAGGGCCGGCCACCCAGTGGCTGTCCCTTCCTGGCCCGCCGATCGTGTCGGTGGCGACTGTGGAGATCGACGGTGAGGCGGTCACCGACTGGAAGCTGCGCTCACACCGGCTGTGGCGCCGGTCCGGCTGGTCGCCCGGCTGTGATCCGTCCGAGGTCGACGTCACCCAGACGCACGGCCTGGCCACGGTGCCCTCGGACATCGTGGACCTGGTGTGCCGGATCGCGGCCACCGCCTTGGCCGACTACCGGTCCGATGCGGAGGGCGCGGGCCTGGCCGCCGGGGACATCCGTGCCGAGCGGATCGGCGACTACTCCGTCACCTACGGAGATGCCGGGCTGATCACCACCATGGAGCTGCCCGACTACCTGCGCGAGCGGCTCGAAGCCCGCTTCGGTGGCGGCGCCTCCGTACTGAGTTCGCGGTGAGGGGCCGCGCGGGCATCGGCCGCTACCTCAACCGGCAGCTGGAGGTGTGGCGACCCACCCAGGTACCGGACGGCGCGGGCGGGCAGAGCACCACCCTCGTCAAACAGGCGCTGCCCGTGCGGGCGAAGGTCGACCAGCCCTCGCCCACCGAACGGATGGTCGCCGCGCAGGCGGGCTCTCGCCATTCCCATGACGTGTTCCTGCTGCCGCGCGCGGACGTGCGCCGTGGCGACGAGCTGCGCGGCACCGACGACCTCGGACACGACCAGGTGTTCCGGGTGCAGTCGGTGGTGCAGCCGTCCACGCCCGTCTACTCCAAAGCTCTTGTCGAGCTGATCCAGTCAGAAGGAGAACCCGATGGCTAACCTCAATCTCATCGCGGTGCCGGTGGCCACCGGCCTCGTCGACGTCGCCGCGCAGGCCGTCGCCGCGGCTGCCCTCGGTGACACCGCGCTCGTCGGACCGGGCCGGTTCCTGTACATCAACAACGCCGACGCCTCGTCGAAGACGGTCACGCTCGCCACCCCCGGCACGGTGAAGGGCCTCGCCATCGCGGACGCGACGGTCGTCGTGGCCGCCGGGAAGCACGCGATCATCCCGCTCGCCGAGGTCTACCGCGGCGCCACCGGCCGCGCCGCCATCACCTACAGCGCGGTCACCTCGGTGACGGTCGCCTCGTTCGAGCTGGGCAGCTGATGGACGGCGTGTTCGGCAAGGAGCAGGCCGGGCGGACGCGACTGCCGGAAGCCTCCGCGCAGGAGTGCCGGCGCCGCGCCGAGGACTGCCTCGGACTGGGGGAGGTGGACGTCGACGTGCCGCGCGCCATCGCGTGGGGCCTGCTCGCCATCGCCGCCGATCTGCACGAGGTCCGCAAGCAGCTGTCGCGGAAGAGGTGACCGCACATGGCGCGGCGCGGGCGGGCGCGCGTGGAAGTGATCGGCCTCGACCGGCTGGAGCGGCGGCTGCGGGAGCTGCCCAGGCAGTTGAAGGAAGCAGCACGGGCCGAGATCGAGAACTCGGGCTCGCTCATGGTGGGGGATGTGCGCCGCAATGTGCGGGTCGACTCCGGCAACCTGCGGGCCAGCATCGACGCGGCCTACCAGAAGGACCGCATGCAGGTCGAGGTCGGGTGGCGTGATCAGGACGACCTTTACGCCCTGTTCCATGAGCGCGGCACACGGCGGACGCCCGCGAACCCCACGCTCATCCCCGCGCTGGAGCGTGCCGGGCAGCAGTTCGTGCAGCGGCTCAAGGACGAAGTGCGGAGGCAGATCCGGTGAGCATGCCCGTGTCCAACTCCGCCGTCCTGCCCCTGCAAGTAGCCGTGCTCGCCCTGCTGGAGGCGGACGCCGAACTCGCGGCCCTGATCCAGGGCGTCTTCGACTGGGTCGACGAAGGCCAGACCTATCCGTACGTCGTGATCGGTGAAGCGATCGAGACGCCGGACAACACGCACGACTCCCACGGCTCCAACACCGTGATCACGCTGCACGTGTGGTCGAAGTACCGCGGCTACGCGCAGGCCCTGACAATCGCGGCCCGGCTGCGCGCTCTGCTGGAGCACCGGCACCTGACGATCGCCGGGCACCGGCACATCGCCACCTACTACGTGTCCCAGCAGACGATCACCGACCCCGAACCGCCGGGCGACATCCGGCACGTACCCGTCTCGTTCCGGGTCCTGACCCAGGTCAGCCCGTGAGATCCGACCAGCACCGAGAGGAAGTGACCGACCATGGCCGGTGAGGACGCAACCGGGACACAGCTCCTGAGGGACTCCACAGGCTCCGGGGCGTTCGTGGTGATCGCGAGCGTCGAAGACCTGTCGGGCCCAGGACGGTCCCGCAACATGATCGACGTGTCCGCGCACGACAGCCCGGACAAGTACCGCGAGTACGTCAAGGGCATGAAGGACGGCGGCGAGGTCACCGCCACCATCAACTACCGCCCCGGCGAGACCACCCACCAGCAGCTCGACGCGGACTTCGAAGAGGACGACCTGCGCGACTACCAGCTGGTGATCCTCCCGGGCGATGCGGACGAGCACACCTGGGACTTCACCGCGGGCATCAGCGACATCAGCGACGAGTTCCCCCTCGACGACAAGATGGCGAGAGAGGTCACCTTCAAGATCTCCGGCAAGCCCACCCTGACCCCCACCGGCTGACGAACAACCAGAGGAGCACTGCCGTGGGCAGCATCAGAGACGCCATCCGCGCCGCGCAGGACATCAAGACCCAGAAGGACGTGGAGCTCCCCGAGTGGAACGTCACCGTCGACGTGTGGGGCCTGCCCTCCGGTGACTGGGAGGCCTACCAGAACAAGCTGAACAGGATCCACTTCCAGGAGGGCAAGGCCGGCGCCGAGATGGCGGTGAAGTCCAACCGGGCGCAGATCGTCGCCAAGGCCCTGTACGAACCGGGCACCGACAAGCTCGTCTTCCCCGACCTGGCCGAGGGCGTCGCGACCCTCAGCAAGAAGAACCAGGGGACTGTCGACGGTCTGTTCAAGCTGTGCCGTCACCTGTCCGGCGAGGACCGCGACTTCGAGCAGAAGGTGAAGGACGCGGAGGGAAACTCCGGCGGCGACCAGAGCTGAGGCTCCTCTACGACCTGTCTGTCGCCTACCAGCTTCCGCCGGACGAGGTCATGGACAGGTTCACCGAGGAGCAGATGGTGTACCTGGTCGCCTACCAGAACCTCTACGGGCTCATCACCCCGCGCCGCCTCGACATGGTCCTGGCCCGTCTCGGGATGGACGTGGTCTCACCGCACCTGAAGAAGGGCGCCCGGCCCCGGCTGCGGGACCACCTGATGACGTGGTCGCGTGCGGACCGGCCACGCCGCACGGGCAGGGAGATGCTCGGCATCGTCCAGGGCATCCAGGCGCAGTTCGACCAGGACCACGACACCGAGCGCGAACAGCGCGGCGAGCGTGCCCGCCGTGCCCGGCGAGCCCTACGGACGAAGGAGGGTTCCCGTGACGGTTCTCGATGAGGTCCTGGTCCGGCTCGGCGTCGACATGTCGGAGGCCGAGGGCGAGGTCGAGCGCGGCGCGGACGGCATCACCGGCCAGCTCGACGGGCTGGCCGTGGCTGGCGGCGCCGCAGCGGTGGGCCTCGGCGCGGCGTTCGCCGTGGGCCTCCAGTCCGCGATGGACATCTCGGCGGCCACCGACAAGCTGAAGCAGGGCCTGGGCCTGACCCAGGAGGAGGCCGACCGTGCCGGGAAGCTTTCCGGTGAGGTGTTCTCCGCCGGGTTCGGCGAATCCATGGAGGGCGTCGCGGACGCCATGGGCTCGGTCATCGGCGCGATGGGCAAGGTCGGTGACTTCACCGACGCCGAGCTGACGGACATGACCAAGAGCGCGACCGCCCTGGAGAAGGTTTTCGGGATGGACATCCCCGAGGCCACCAACGCCGCCGGGGCGCTCATCAAGCAGGGCCTCGTCAAGGACGGCACCGAAGCCTTCGACGTACTGACCAAGGCGGCGCAGACCCTGCCCTCCTCGATGGCCGCGGACATCCCCGCGATCGTCAGCGAGTACGGCACGCACTTCAAGCGGATCGGTCTGGACGCGGCGCAGGCGTTCGGGATGATGTCGCAGTTCGTGCAGGCGGGTGGCCGGGACATCGACCAGGCCGCCGACGTGCTGCACGAGTTCGCCCGCATCACCTCCGAGGAGACACCCCGCGCCGCGGAAGGCTTCAAGGCGCTGGGCCTGGACGCGGACAAGATGCTCAGCGACATCGGCAAGGGCGGCAAACCGGCAGCGGACGCGCTCGCCCTGACCCTGGACGCCCTGCGTGGCGTGAAGGACCCCGCCAAGCAAGCCGAGTTGGGCATCGCCCTGTTCGGTGACATGGCCGGTGAGGCGGCGGGCGCACTGCTGGCGATGAACCCCGAGACGGCGAAGGCCGCCACCGGCATGGATGACGTCGCCGGCGCGGCGAAGGGCGTCACGGACAGCATGGCCGCTTCGCCCGCGCAGCAGTGGGACTCCATCATGCGGACCGTGTCGACGACGCTGGGTCAGATGCTGCTGCCCGCCCTGCGGTTCGTCTCCGACCTGTTCAAGGAACACCCCGGGCTGCTGCAGATCCTCATCCCGATCGTCCTCGGTCTGGCCGCCGGGCTGGCCATCGCAGCCGCCGCACAGTGGGCGATGAACACCGCGCTCTTCGCCTTCCCCGGTACCTGGATCATCCTCGCCGTCCTCGCGGTGATCGCGATCATCGTGCTGCTGTGGAAGAAGAGCGAGACGTTCCGCGACATCGTGACCGCCGTGTGGCGCGTCGTCAGCGAGGCCGTCATGACCCGTGTGCGGATGATCCTTGCCGCAGTTGCGTGGCTGGCTGCTCTGCCCGGCAAGATCGGCGGCTGGTTCGGGCAGGCCAAGGACTGGGCGATCCGCAAAATGGTGGAGCTGGTGTTGTGGCTGGCCGGTCTCCCCGGGCGGGTCGGGCGTGCGGTGTCGGGCATGTTCGACGGCATCCCGCGCGCCTTCCGAGGGGCGATCAACGCCGTCATCGGAGCCTGGAACGGCCTCAGCTTCACGATCGGCGGCGGCTCCATCATGGGCGTCGACATTCCGTCAATGACCCTGGGCACACCGAACATCCCGATGCTCGAAGACGGCGGTATCGCCACCGGGCCGACCCTGGCGATGGTCGGGGAGGGCTCGGAGAAGGAAGCGATCCTGCCGCTGTCCCGGCTGGAGCAGCTGCTCAACTCCTCGTCGCGGGTGTCCTCCAAACTCCAGCCTGCCGAGGCACGGTTCGTGCTGGTCTTCGAGGGCGCCGAGGACCGCTTCATCACCTGGTTCCAGGACGTCACCCACCGCAAGGGCGGCGGGTCGGTCGCCAAGCTCGCAGGGGAGGGATGACGCGTCATGGTCCAGTGGCCGCTGAAGCGGATCGGCGAGGTACTCATCGACGGCGTGTGGGCGCGCGTGCCCATGCGCGAGGACACCTCCGTCACCATCACCCGCGGCATCGGAGCGGAGGCCGTCACCGCACAGCCCGCCGGCACGTCGGTACGGATCAACGACCCGGACGCCATCTACAGTCCGCGCAACGCCGAGTCGGACCTGTACGGGAAGTTCGGCCGCAACACCCAGTTCCGGTTCCGCGTCGCCGACGCCCCGAGCGTCCCGGCCGCCGTCCTCGCGGACACCTTCACCCGCACCGTCGCGAACGGCTGGGGCACCTCCACCTCGGGCACCACCTGGTCCATCTACGACCCGACCGGCGCCTCACCCCCGGCGAGCGAGTACTCGGTGTCCGGCGGCGCGGGGAAGATCACCTCGTCGACGCTGAACGCCAGCCGCTACATCGCCACCAGCGGGCTGAACATCGGGGACTACGAAGCCACCTTCACCATCAACGCGAACCAGATCGCGCAGGACACCAACACCGAAGAGGCGATCCTCTTCACGCCGATCCTGCGGGTGAACCGGACGAACCACCAGTACTACATGGTGCCCATCTCGCTGCGCCCCCGCACAGGCGTGTTCGGCATCGGGGGCCTGTCGGTCGGGGTGCAGATCACCAAGGTCGACCTGCTCAACGACGACACCCGGGGGCTCTGCCCGGCCCGGACTGTTCCGGGCCTCGGCTACGCCATCGAGACCTCGCTGAGGGTGCGGGTGCGCTGCGCGGGCGCGGAGATCTACGTTCGCGTGTGGACCGACGGAGAGGTCGAGCCGGAGAACTGGCACGCGCAGACGTACGACGAGTCGTTCACGTCGGGGGAGTTCGGGTTCCGCGCCCGCTGCGACGCGGACGACACCACCACCCCGATCGTCTACGCCTTCGACAACCTGGAGATCCTGCCGCTCACCGCGGACGACGGCAGCGTGCGCATGGTGGGTGAACTCGCCGCCTTCGAGTCGTACGAGGACGAGTCCGGGGCGGACGCGTACGTCGACGTCGACGCGGCCGGCATCCTGCGCCGCTACGACGGCCCCCAGAAACCCGCCCGCTCGGCCCTGGCCCGGCACGTGGCGGGCTACCGGCCGTGCGCCTACTGGCCGTTCGAGGAGGGCGCCCAGGGCAGCACGTCGGTGGCGCAGGTGGCGGACACCTCGCCCGCCGGACCGCTGGCCGCCAGCCGGATCGACTTCGCCCGCGACACCACCCTCACCGGCAGCGCGTCTCTGCCGACCGTGCGCGCCGGCGGCACCCTGCGTTCCACGGGAATCCCCGGCTTCGCCACCGGCCGGTGGGCGGTCTACTTCATGATGAAGTTCACCACCCAGGGCTATCCGATGGACGGTGCGGAACACCAGATCCTGTCCTTCTCCACGGCCAACGCCACCCTGACCCTGTACGCGGCCGTCAACGTGGCCGACCCCAGGATCATTCTCCGCGGAGTGGACTCCTCAGGCGCCGCCATCGGCGTCACCCTGGCCACCGTCAGCCAGGCCAACCTGATCAACGCGGGGAACCTGGGCTTCCTGGACAGGTGGCAGCGGGTCAAGGTGTCGGGCCAGGAGTCGGGCGGATCCACCACCTACACCCTGTCCATGATCGACCCTGACGACTCCGGTCTCACGGCCAGCCTCGACTCGATCGCCCACGGCGCGGACCGGGTACGCGCCGTCAACACCACCTTCGGCACCGGCGTGACCGGCATGGGCATCGGCCACCTGAGCGTGTGGGGGGTGGCGTTCACCGACGCCTACACCCAGCACTTCGAGACCACGGACCTCAGCTTCGAGATCGGCTGCCCCGGGCTGACGGCGAAGGACTGGCTGTCGATCCTGGGCACCGACCAGCGCCAGGCCCTGGAGACCGAAGGGCCGGCGGACACGCTGCTCGGCCCGTACTACGACGACACCTTCATCAGCCTGGCCCAGGCCGCGGCCCGCACCGACATGGGACTGCTCACCGAGCACCGAGACCGGCTCGGGCTGCGCTACGTCTCCCGCCAGGCCCTCTACGACCGGCCCGTCGCCCTGGTCCTCGACTACCGCTCCGGCATGATCTTCTCCCCCTTCACTCCGAAGGACGACGACAAGGGCCTCATCAACCGCATCACCGTCAAACGCCGGGAAGGGTCCGAGGCCAGCGCCGAGGTGAGCGAGGGGCCACTGTCCGTCCAGCCGCCCCCCGACGGCATCAACGTCAACGACGACAGCGCCGACACCATCGTCTCCTCCGACGACCAGCTGCCCTCACAGGCCGGATGGCGGCTGCACGTGGCCGCGTGGGATGCGATGCGGGTGGCCAGCCTCACCCTGAAGATGGCCAACCCGCGCATGAGGGTGCTCCTCGACACGGTCCTCGGACTGAAAGAAGGCTCCCGCATCCAGGTCGTCAACACCCCCAAGCGGTACGGGCCGGACGGCTTCGACCTCCTGGTCCGAGGCAGCAAGGAGACCCACGCCGAGGGCGTCTTCGACATCACCTTCAACTGCTCCCCCTACCGGCCGTACGTGACCGGCCTGGCCGTCCAGGAAGGCTCGGCGGTATCCCCTACCGACCCGCGCGCGGACACCTCGGGCGCGGCCCTGGCCGAGGACCTCGACGCCACGGAAACCGCAGTCGACGTGCTGACCGCGGACAGCCGCGTGTGGATCAGGACCGCCACCTACCCGGGCGACTTCCCTGTCGACATCGTCGTCGGCGGCGAGCGCATGCGCGTCACCGCGATCACCGGTGCGACGTCCTCCCAGACGTTCACCGTGGTCCGCTCGATCAACGGGGTCGTCAAGACCCACGCCACCGGGGCCCCGGTCCAGCTCTTCGACCCCACGTACGTGGCCCTGTAGGAGGACCGCATGGCCGTATACCCGTCCATCCCAGCGGGACGGCGGCTCACCGACGCCCTGCTGGAATCGATGCTGCCGATCTTCGCCGTCAAAGCGGTCACCGAACCCATCACCAACAGCACCATGCAGAACGACGACGAGCTGCTGGCCGCGGTCGCCGCGAACGCGACCTACGACGTCACCCTCAAGCTGCTGTACGACTGCGCGACCGCCGCGGACATCACGCTCGGCTGGTCCGGCCCGGCCAGCGCCACCATGAACTGGGCAGCCATCGGCGCCCAGGTCAACGTGACGTCCTCGGGGACGGTCCCGGACATGAGCATGCAGACACGGCTCATCACCGAGGTACAGGATCTCGGAGGCGGCGCTTCGACCGGCACGGTCGCCTGGGTGACCGGAACCCTGCTCACGGCGGGCACGGCCGGAACCCTCAACTTCCGGTGGGCGCAGAGAGCGACCAACGCCACCGCGACCAACGTGCGTGCCGGATCGTCCCTGTGGCTTCGCCGCACCGCATAAGGAGCACTCATGCCCAAGGTCGTCCAGCCGCTGTACAGCATCCAGTACGACGGAACGAACGGTGAGCACATCGCCGGCACGTGGTGCACCGGGATCAGCTTCGTGTCCGACACCGGAACCGTTCTCTCCTTCACCGGCGACGGCCGGGACTACGCCGTCAACGTGGGCGAGTGGCTGGTCATCTCCTGGGTCGGCGCCAACGATCCGATGACCTTCACGACGGAGGAGTACACGAGCCGCTACGTCGAACTCCCGTAACCGTCAGAAGCCCCGCACTACCCGCTGCCCCGCGCCATCCGGCCCGGGGCTTCGTCATGTCTGGAGGCACTCATGGCCTGGTACCCGGGCGCCACCCGGATGGAGCTCCAACCCGAGTCGGACGATCAGCCCGCGATCCGGCCCACGCAGCTCATCGTGCACAGTCTCGCCGCGCCGTGGGACGAGCGCCGGACCTACGAGTACTGGCGCGACAGCACCAACCTCGAAAGCCACTTCGGCCTGGACTACGACGGCAGCCTCGGCCAGTTCATCGGCACCGAGACCCGCGCCGACGCCAACGCCGCAGCCAACCGGCGAGCCGACGGCACCGGGGCGATCAGCGTCGAGACCGCCTCCAACCTGCACGCCACCGACGAGTGGACGAACGAGCAGGTCGAGGCGCTCATCCGGCTCGGGGTGTGGGCCCACCAACGGCACGGCATCCCACTCCGCATCTGCCGCAGCGCTGACGACGACGGCTTCGGCTGGCACAAGCAGTTCGACGCCTGGAACCCCAGCGCCCACGCCTGCCCAGGGCCCGCACGCATCGCCCAGTTCAAGACCGTCGTGTTCCCGGGCATCGTCGCCCGCGCGACCGGCACCACCACCCCCGAGGAGGACGACGTGGCACTGACCACCGAGGACATCGACAAGGTCGCGCTCGCGACGGCGAACAAGCTCATCGCGGGCGGGGGCGTTCTCGAGAACAGCGACGTCGACCGTGTCGCGAAGGCGGTCGCGGCCAAGCCGGCCGTACTGACCGACGCCCAAGTCCAGGCGCTGGCCGCGAGCCCGGTGCTCGCCGAGGCCATCGCCGAGAAGGTCGCGGCGAAGCTCGCCGCACGCCTCGCCAACTGAAGGAGAACCATGTCCAGTTCCTCATTCCCCAACGTCGACACCGTGGTGAAGACCGCTGGCACCTACGCGAGAGACCTCGCTGAGCGCACCCTCGCCACCGCAGTCGTCGCGGCCGGCGGCGTCGCCGTCGCGGCCGGGCCCGCCGACATGTTCCACGCCTCGTTCTGGGAGACCATGGGCGCGGCCGGAATCGCGGCGGCCGGGACCCTGCTGAAGGGCATGCTGGCCCGCGCGTTCGGGTCGAAGAACTCGGCGTCGCTGGCCAAGGGCGTCTGATGCTCCGGGCCGCGCGAGCCCGGCTCTGGCGGCACCTGGGCTGGCGCGGCCTGGCGCTCGCGGGACTCGGCGCCTGCTGGATCGTCTACGGCACCGGCCTGATCGTGACCCGCCGCGCTGGCGTCACCGCGGCAACGGAACCCGTCACCGGCCTGATGTGCATGGAGGCATGGGGCGCAGTCTGGATCGCGTGCGGTGTCCTCGGCCTACTCGCCGGGGCCCGCAGGCCAGGCCGGGATCTGTGGGGGTTCGCGGCAGTCGCCCTGCCCACGATCGTGTGGGCGGTTGCGTACAGCGCGGCGGCGGTCCGCGGCGACTACGCGCCCGGCTGGGCGTCAGTCCCTCTGTTCGTCGCGGTCCTGCTCCTGGTCGTCATCGTCGCCGCGCTGACGGGGGGACAGCGCCGGATATGCGCGTGCGCGAGAGGGGGCACCAGTGGGAGGTGACGGCACCGTCCTGGGGGTGGTGATCGCCGTCGTAGGCGTCATCGGGTCCGTCCTCGTCGCGAAGGTCTCAGCACCCAGGGTGGCGCCGGACCGGCCTGCCCCGGAGGGCGACGACCTGCGGGACGTCGCCGAGCTGCGTGTCAGCCCGGAAATCTGGGAGCGGTTCGCCGTCCTGGAAGCCAAGGTTGACCATCTGACCGAGCTGGTGGAGAAGAAGAAGGAAGAGGTCACGACGCTGGAGCGCCTGCTCCGGATGGCGATGCGCATCGTGCGCCGCGCGAACCGGCGCCTCGTCGGTGGTGGAGCTCCACCCGAGGAAGTACCCCGCGAGCTGATCCCCTACAGCATTGACTGACCAAGCGGCCCCGCCCTCCTTCGGGAGAGCGGGGCCGCTTTCGTCATGCCCGGGGTCAGCTGCCTTGCGGGGCCTGGCCGTAGATGCTGACCCACCGGTCACCGCGCATCACGATGTCCGCTGTCTCGACGGGCCGCCCGCTGTCCTGGTCGTAGTAGGTCCGCTCGATCACGAGGACCGGCCCAGGCGGTGTCATGCCGAGGTTCTGGGCCTCTGGCCGTGTCGCCTGCCTGGCGCGCACCCGCTCAACGGGATCGCCTACCTCGATGCTGATCACCCGCATCCGGGCGGCCACCCCGACGCCCGCGTACGGGCCGACCTCCGGAAGCGCGATCAGTGACTGTCCGGTGAGGGCGAGGGGCTCCCACGATTCGGCCAGCTGCACGGGCTGCTAGTCTGCGAGGTACACGTACGAGGTGTGCATGACCGGTGCCTCGGCCTCGATGCCGAGTCGTACGGCCACCGCCTCGGTCGCCTTCTCCGTGGTCGACTCGTGCCGCCACGTGCCCACCGCGCCCTGCTTGGCCGCGCCTTCCGCGAACGGGCTGTCCTCACTGCGGCGGTGGTGTCTACGGACGAGGAGCTCGGGGGTGTCCTGGCTGCGGACGTAGTGGCCGGCGCCATGCCGAGAGACGACGAGGCCTTCCTCGACGAGGAGCTTGTACGCGGCGGTGGCGAGGCGGCTGCTGCCGCCCCACTCGGTCGCGATCTCGGAGACTGACGGGAGCCGACTGCCCGGCACGAGGTCTCCGGATTCGATCCGGGCTCGGATCTGTTCGGCGACCTGCAAGTACCGCGGCGTATCGGTCGTCACGCTGTGCCCCTTTCCGTGTGACGTACGTGACAGAGTAATGAGTTCCGGTCTACTCTTGCGCAACAGTTAGCCTCTCACGCGAGAGTGGGTGTCGGGCATGCCTATGAGCCTGCGAGCAGCAGCTTTACGTGCCGCCGTGGAGCGGGCCCTTGGCGAGCCGGTGCACGCACTGAGTATCGGCGGCGGCATACGCATCCACGCACCTGCGCCGGCCTCGCGTGACACCCGATGGCCCGCCCTCCTGGTTGCGCTACGCAGTGCAGACCAGTGGGGCAGCGGCGACGCGGGAGACACCCGGGAAATCTGGGCCGAGATCCACGACGAGGTGAGCGATGACCACGCCCGATAAGACCCCCGCCGCACCGGGCACCCCAACCGCCTTCGGCTGGTGCTCCTGGCACGAGGGAAACGCGAGCGGCATCCGGCTGATTCAGGCGCATGAGCAAGGTTCGGGCCCCGGTGGCGGCGCGTTCGCCTGCCAGCCTTGCCGAGAGAAGCACGGCCTGGTCCCGTTCTCCGACCGGCCGATATGAGCAGCATCGAGACGACTCCGGAATGCTCGATCGACATCGGGCACAAGTACTGCGCGGGTCCGCAGGTGATCCGGCGCGAGGGCGCTCCGGAGTGGGAGGTGCCCATCATGGTCATACGTTGCAGTTGCGCTTGCCACCGCCGAAGCGCGGCGCCTTCGCTGTCGAAGTAGAAGTCTGCCGTCGGCACCCGTGACCGCCCGTCAGCGCACAAGGTCGGCGAGGGGGATCTCGAGAACGTGGGCGATGCGGAGCAGGGTGGACAGCTTGTATTCCTCGCCGCTCTCCACTCGCCAGAGTGTGACGCGGTCGAGGCGGGCGGCGAGGATGACCTGCTCCTGGGTGAGGTTCTGCCGCTCGCGTTCCGCCCGGACCTGGGCGCCGATGGCCCGGCGGCGGTCGGTGATCCAGGTGTCATCGTCGGGGGCGTCTTGCACCCGTCACACGCTCTGGTGATCAAGGGAGTATGTCTGCTGACCGCATTCAACATTTTGCGATCTTGGTTGCATGGCCACAGACTTCTGAGGGCATGAGTCAACGACCCGGCGCCCCGGCGTCGCGCAGAACGCGCAGCCCTGCGGCTCTCTGGCATATGCCGTGGGGCTACGGGTATGGTCGATTAATCGAACGCATGTTCACACGAATGGGTGATTACGCGGGCTGACCTGCCCTGATAGACATATGTGAACGTTGATGCAGTCGCCAGGCATCGACTCCCCGGTCGTGCCGGGCGTCTCGGAGACGGTGCCCCCCTCTCAGCGGCGACCCGGCACGAGTGCCCCCGTCCTCCTCCTGGAGTGCGGGGGTTGCTCATGTCGTCGGTGACCTGCAGCTTCACCATGATCGGTTGGTCGATATTTGGTCGACCGAACCCCGTAGTGAAGGTGTATCCAGGGTGTAGGCAGGCTGTAGTCAGACTGGGAACCGGCCGCACGAAAAAGACCCCGGACTCTCCCTGACCTGGGAGTTCCGGGGCCTTGGCCCTGATGGGCAACGTGCCCTCGGCAGGATTCGAACCTGCGACACCGGCTTTAGGAGAGCCGTGCTCTATCCCCTGAGCTACGAAGGCGGGGGCTTGTGGAAAACCTTGTCGAAAAGTCCAGGATGCAGATCCTCGGCAAGGGCACAAACCCGCTGGTCAGCGGTGGTGCCACATCCCCTGCGCTGGTGATCGAGCAGACAACATGGCGTACCAACTACTGGCCAAGGACAGGGTAGCGGATGTGGGCGGGCGAGGGTTGCGGGGATCCGGTCTGGTGGGTCCGGTGACGTAGGCAAATGCTTCTGACCTGCTGGTTCTGTCGTTGATGAAGAGCGGGCGGCGGATGCGGAGGAGGCCGGAGGGGAGGATGGTTGGACCGTTCTGTTCCCTGTGTTGGCTTGAGGGTGTGCTTGTCGCCGCCGCAGAGCGACCCTGCGTGACACTGCCCCTTCTGGGGTGTGGCGTGCCGGTTGGCCGAGGGTGTCCATGTGCCAGGGATCTGCCCGGTTGCGGAGAGGGTAGTGGGTCCCCTTGCGGGTGATGCGGACGGACGCTTGGTGGACTTGTGGGGGCCTGAGGCGGGCGGACTCACTCCAATACCCCGCAGGCTTCAGAAGTGGCCGGACGGTGTCCGGTCCGCTCTGTGAGGAGCCGAGAAACATGTCCATGGCGGTACGCGGGGCCGCTGTGCTGGTGTTGATCTGCGGTGCCGCGGGTTTCTCATAACAGCAATGCGCGTTCCGGAATCCGCTGTTCCTCTCCGCCCGGCTTATTCACGCCGTGGCGGGCTTGTGGTGTTTCTCGCTACCGTCGCGGGATGGCACTCAATGATGAGTTCGCGGCCGACTTACGACAGAGCGAGGCGCCGACCGGGGTGATCGTCAACGCGCTGCGCTGGGACATCCTGAATGACTGGTCCGGTACCTGAACGACGACGCGCACCCGGAAAAGACGGCTGAGATGGCGTACGTCTGGGGATTCATAAAGCGGGATTTCGGCGGCGATGCCCTGCGGTGCCTCTGGGGCAAATACGAGGCGAGTTACGCGATGTTCGCCGAGGCGGTGTGGCTGCTGCACCGCGAGTTCAGTGGGCTTGATCCGCTTTGACGGACATCCGAGATCAGGGGTTCAGCCCCGGGAGGATGTCCATCATGGAGAGCATGGGGAAAAAGAAGCCTCGCCCTCGCCGCTCGTTCACGCCGGAGTTCAAGGCCGAGATCGTCGAGCTGTGCCGACGCTGTGACCGTTCGGTCGGTCAGATCGCCAAGGACTTCGATCTGACCGAGACCGCAGTGCGCGACTGGGTTAAGCAGGCCGAGGTCGACGCGGGCGAGCGGGACGGCCTGACCAGCAGTGAACGCGAGGAACTGGCCGCGCTGCGGCGGGAGAACCGACGCCTGCGTGAGGACGTCGAGGTCCTCAAGCGTGCGACAGCTTTCTTCGCGAAGGAGACCCGGTCACGGTGCACCCGTTCATCGAGGCGGAGAAGCGTGCAGGTCACGGCGTCAAACGAGCGTGTGAGCTGCTGA